TAGTAAAAGAGAAGAATATATATAGAATAGATTTTAATCAGGGGGTTGACTGCAGGCTGATGACAGAAAAAAAAGCGGATCTCATTAAGGGCTTACCAATATTTCCCTTTCGGTTTGCATTTGACGGAATGCATGAAGATGGTTATTGGCAAAGAGCCACAAAAATTATGATTGACAGAGGATACAAAAGATTTACAAACTATGTACTTTTTAACTTTAAAGACACTTCGGAAGATTTTTATTATAGATTAAAATTACATTCCGAACTTTCATATAAATACAAAGCAGAAATTGACGCTTTTCCAATGAAATATAAACCAATATTAAATATACAAAAACAAAAAAATTATGTAGGTATAAACTGGACTAAAAAAGAACTGAGCGGGTTTAATGCCTTGATAGGAAATCATTCAGGTACTGGTATAGTATCAACAAGAAACAGGAAGGTGTTTAATAATAATGCTATAAACGAATTTGAATATTTCTACGGTAAGAATGAAAAGGAATTTAAAAGATTAATAAACTACGAAAACATACGTGAATTATGCAAACGCAAAAGCATGAAAAATATTATAAAAGCAGCAAAAATAAAAAAATGATTCTTACGGCAGAAAAAAAAATACAGTTAAATGCTTTAATCGATGCAAGGAAAAGTTTAAGAGTAAAAGGTAATCACTTAAAATTTATGCAGCACTGTTGGAGAAAAAATAAAAAGTTATATCCATTTATAATCGGATTCCACACAAAACGAATTTGTAAAAGAATCGATAAGGCTATTGATGATTATAGAAATGGTGAATCATCCTATCTACTAATTTCAGTACATCATAGATCCGGTAAAAGTGACATAGTATCAAGATACTTAGGGCCTCATTTTTTAGGTGAATTCCCAAACGACGAAGTTATGCAGGTGACATATAAAGCAGAATTTGCCGCTTCCTTTTCAGGCTATGGCCGGGAAATAATGAGATCACAAATATATCAAGAACTATATCCTAATGTTAAACTGTCAGATGATACGAAGAAAAAAAATGAATGGCTGATTGCAGATAAGACCAGAATAAATACAGGTGGGAAATTATACGCATCGGGCCTGCATTCCGGATTAACAGGAAACGGTTTTTCACTTGGAATATTAGACGATTACTGCAGCGGCAGGGCAGAGGCTGAAAGTTTAGTACAAAGAAATAATGCCTGGGACGCTTTCACAAATGATTTTATGACACGTATTGCCCCGGTAGGGATAGTTATTATATTAGCAACGCAATGGCATTGGGATGATATTAACGGGCGTATTCAACAGGCTATGAAAGACGATCCAAATTTTCCGCGATTTGAAACAATGGTTTTCCCGGCAAGGTCCAGAGATTACAAAGGGCCCGGTAGATATTCAGGAAAATATTTATTTTTAGAACGCTTTTCGGAAAAATGGTATTTAACGCAGTATGCTACATTAGGAAAATATGGATCTCAGGCCCTACTAGATTGTAATCCGCAATTAAGAACAGGCGGTCTATTATCACTAGACGGCATAATACTTGAAGATTTAAAAAACTTTCCGGATCTGTTCAGATTAAAATTTGCGCGTATATGGGATTTAGCACACACAGCAAAACAAAGACAAAAAGACGATCCGGATTATACAAGCGGAACATTACTTGCATTTGAAATGCGACAAAACGATCCGGTATTACATTTATGGATAAAACACGTAATACGATTCAGACATGCAGCAACAAAAAGAGATACTGAAATAAAACGAATTGCCGAAATTGACGGCCCTTTCGTAAAGCAGGCAATCGAAGATTCGCCAGACGCAAAAGATGCACACGATTATATTAGAAATGCACTTCCTAGTATAAGTTGGAATAAAATAAATATTACAGGCGGAGACAAAACCGTAAGAGCAACCCCGCTGGAATCTATATTTGAAACACCTGGACATGTGCACGTTGCAAAAGAAAATTGGTATCGAGATTGGCTAGATGAAATAATTAAATTTGACGGCCTAGGAACAAGCCACGACGATCAAGTGGATAACCTATCTGCAGGATACATTTTTCTTATAACTAACACGCTACGAATGAGTGATAAATTAAGAAAGTCACTTGCACAAAGACGAAAAAATATTTATAATAACGCATGAGTTTAAGAACAGCACTATCTAATTGGGTTTTTAGTTGGTTTAAAAGTAGAGACGATGTTTCAAATCCTACAAAACGACAGCGGAGATCCCCTGTTGATGTTGATTTTACTGACTCCATGCAATGCAACGCAGAATTAACAAAAGGGTTATATCACAACAGTTATCCTGGATTAAAACTATCCGGAGCCATGGCATACACACCCATAGCAACGCCAATTTGGTTTATGGGAATTCCTGTTGCATCTACCGCAGAAGATAACGAAGATATAAACGACAAATTAAAAGAAATAACAAAAGATAAGGTCCAGGATTTTTCAGAAATACATTTACAATCTCACAGAGATGGGACCTGCTGGATCTATCCGTATTATTCGAATAAAGATGGTAAAGTAATATGGGAATTTATACAGGATGAAACAATAACCGATATAATAAGAGATATAAACACAGGTGAAATAATAAAACTGATAACCGATGAGGAAATTACTATCTCAACAGATTACGACACAGTCGTTACAGTAAGACGGCAACGAATATTTACTAAAATTAAAGTAGAAACAAAATGGCTTAAAGGGTCTGGAAGCATACCAGGACAATTAAAAGATAGCGCAAAAAGAAATGTGGCAGGAACAATACCGATTCACTTTTCAAATAATAAAGACGGAAACGAGATCCGGGGACATTCTGATTATGAACGTATATTATCGGACCTTAAAAACTACCATGATATTGATTATAAATGGTCTTTATTCTTATCAAAGTTCGGGCCGAAAATGGTTGTTGAATTAGAAGATGTTAAAAAATGGCTTGAAAATAATGGCTATAATGATCTTAATGATATAAACATCGCAACCGATGATATATTTTTAAATTATTATGATAGGGAAAAAATAACTTATATATTTCCGGAAGGGGCTTTTGTAGCATATGATCAAGCTCTTAAAAAAATATTCCGTAAACTTGTTGAAGGCTCCGGGATATGTGAAATTCTATGGGGCAATAAAGTAAGCGGAAACTTGGGATCTTATGAAGATCAAATGGACCAGGTTGTTAAGCTTGTAAATGAAAAGAGAAGACAAAAAACAAAATCATATAATAAATTATTTCTTATAACCCTGCAGCTTGAAATGTTGGCAAGTATAAAAACTATACCAGAGATAGAAATTAAAATAGAATGGGACTTCCTTGCTGCAATAAGCGAAGAAACAAAATCCGTTATATTTAAAAACTTTGCAGAAGGAGTTGCAACATTAATAGATGCTGCAGGAATAACAATCGAACAATTATTTAATTTATGGGATAAATTATATCCAGGTTCAACAGAGGATGATTTTGAAATGTTTAGAAAAGGTCTTGTGGCAATGGCTGAACATAAACAATATAAGGATGCTTCTTTAGAAATCGCGGCAGATTTTAGAGGCGATCAAAGGATAGATGAAAATGAGGAAACAGTATTAAATAAATCAACAGATGCGGCAAAAGAATTACAAAAAATCCTATATAATAAACAAAAATGACAAGTGCAGAATATAAAAGAATATATTCACGTACCCTGAGAAGCGGTTCAAGAATAACCAGAGATATAATTAAACAACTACAGTTGACTTTTAATGATGCTGCAAGGCTGGCAGCCACGCAGGTAAGAAATGCAGAGCTTGCGGGCCTATCGGATCTTACAGTACAGTCATGGCGGAATATTCAATTATCACTACAAGAAGGATCTTTAATGATTACAGACCGGCTTGCAGAGTTGTTGAATAGAAATTTAATAACCGTCGCAAATAAAGTAACAAGTATCGATAGAACATATTTAGTTAATATAATAATAGAAAATAATATCAAGTTAAGTTTATCAAATATTCAAAATATATTTACAGGCGTCAATCAAAATGTTTTATTAGCAACCTTGAATCGAATATATGCAGACGGATACACGTACAGCCAAAGAATTTGGAATGTTGGCCTTAACTATCAGGAAAATATTAGAAGACTTATCACATCTGATCTGGCAGTAGGCAGGGACCTTGTACAAACAGCCAGAGATTTAGAAGTATATGTACTTAAGGACCGGGCCGCGGTTGCTCAACGATGGGGGGATTTATTAAAGGGAAATACTGATTGGTTAAGACGGATAGGAAAAGATATTGATTATAATGCTTTGAGAGTAATACGATCCGAATTATATGCATCCCTGCAGAGTGCATCGGCTTTAAGCGGGGCAGCAAATCCGGGTGCTTCAGGATGGTATACATGGACCCGACAAAATTCTATTGATTGGGGTTGTAACTGTCCGGATAATGCTGCAGGCAGCCCGTACACATTACACGGTTTACCATCGTATGATCATCCTAATTGTCTATGCATTGTTACGCCGATTTTAAGAAATAGAACTCAATTTGTAAACGATTTAAAGAAATGGTCGAACGGTGGATCGGTTGACTATATTGATTCATGGTATTATAATTATTATCAATTCGCAGCCTGAGTATTGACAAATATGGATAATTTTGTGATTATATAAATGGAGGGGCTTTTATATGCCACCAAAACAACTAAAAGAAATACAGTCTGGTTATAGATGTTTGAATTATGCTATAGCAGAAATAAATATAAGTCCAGATTCTATACCGAATACAATCCCTGCAGAATATTTAAAAGAATGGCAAGCAGGAGATCCAGATCCATATTATAAAATACAGATGATAGAATATCCTATTTTATCAAACAGAATAAATTATCAAGAATCATTTTTTAAATCCTTTATATCTAAATTAAAAGAAAGACCGATCCCGGGAAGTAAAGCGGGCCATAATATGTGGTGGGGAGCCAGACCGGAAACAGATTTTATTATGATAGGTGCTAAACTTGAAAGTAATGGAGACGGAACAGGAAAGGTTTATTTTAAAAATTATATTCCGCCAAAAGGCGAAAGCGGCAATAATGAGAATTTTATAATTGAAAATAAAACTGACATGGTACATTATTCTCTTGTATCCTGGCCACGAACAGAAAGGTACGAGGACGAAGAAGGGAACGAAATTACAAATGCAATCGAGTCAATGAAAGGAGAACGAAACGACGCAGTAGAATACGGGCTTGGAGGTATGAAACAAACAACAAATGCAGGAGAAAACGAATATAACAAAGGTCTTAACGAACTGAATAAATTAACTATTAATTTACCAGATCTTACAGATAATAAAAGCAAGGGAGAGGGAAACTTGACTAAGGAAGAACTTTTGAAAAAAATCAATACCCTGAGAGAAAACGGCGATCTTACCCTACAGGAAATTGCCGAATCAATGGGCTTGAAAAATCAAGTCGTGAAAAGCGAACATACCGAAGCTTTAAAAATTGTTAATGCAATTAAAAAGCTTGGTATGGAAAATCCTATTGAAGATATAAAAGCTTTAAAGGAAATAATCGAATCCGATAAGGAAGCGGTTTTAAATGCCAGACTTGATAAAGAATTTGGTACAAATCCGGATGCTGAAGATAAAGAAAATTATTTACGGATGCATGCAGGAAACCAGATAGCAAATATAAAAGGAAAGGATCTTGAAGAAAAAATTGAAAACGTAAAAAAAGATTCAATTACTATTAAATTTGCAAAAGAAAGAGCGGATTACAATGCGGATGTAAATACTATCGGTATTGTTGAAACAACCAAAAAGAAAGTACCTGTAAAAACAGGACGCAGAATCGACAAGGTTTAAGGGGTAAATTATGAGTGATGTAAATTTACCGGCAGATCCAGATACAAGAGCAGATTTTGCCAATTTTGTATTAGAAGAAAATTGCGATCATATACCTATTGTTGCAGAAGCAGCTATGACATATCGGGACATGATTGTAATGGAACCCTGGTGCGGAATAGCAGATCATACTTTGGCTATAGGGGCCGCCGGAACACTACACGTTAAAAGAGGTATACTTGTTAGATCTTCACGGATTGAAACGGGAACCGTATTTGCTTTATTCGGACAAGAAGTATGGTTCAACGCAGTAACGGGGGAATATATAGACACAGAAGCTGAGGATCTTTTTCTTGTTGGTTATGTTCGCGAAGCTGTAAACGCCGACGGCGTATTTGGATTTGAAAAACGTCGATATGTTATTGAAGGGGAGGCAACCTAATGAAAGAATTGATTGATTATAAATTAACCCCTGAGAAACTTATTCAAAGGCGCGTTAATAACGAAGAAGGAATTGACTCTGCTATATTTGAAGGTACTATTAAGAATTACACAGGTAAGGAAAAAATAGTAAAATATAAAAATATAGATGAAGAATTAAGATCTTTTGTTGTACCAGCGGGTAAATTGTGGAATCGAAAATGTGCTCAATACAATGAATTTTGGAATCGAATTGAAGATCAACTTAAACTTGTAAAAGATCAAATAGACAGAAAAGTAAACATTGAACAATTTCCGGATGATTATTATACCTTAATTGATATAATGAGAATTGATATTACAAGACGCAGAATTCAGGAAATGGATTACACCGGTGAAATGACAAACGAGATTACAAATGTTAACTATTCAAAAACAGTCGGACTTAACGAATTCAGAGATTATACCGGAGCTTTCAAAACTATGCATGCTACAAACGACACTGTACCAATGATAGAACAGAAAACCGGAGAAACTGGTTCCGTTGAAATGGCTTTACAGGCATTAGGGCATCAAAGATCCCTTGAAGATGAATTATACAATTTAGATATTTATTCGCTCGAAAAAGTTAATAGAGCAGTCACAAGAGCGCATGTCGGTTGGAGAAACGATCAATGTTTAGGAATGCTGATTGCTTTAACCGCAGCGAATGCCTGGGCAGCAAGACAGCAACAGCCCGCAATAAATATCGCAGGACAGACAGCCGAAGAAAATATATATCAGACTCTTGATACAGCAATCGAAAGACTGATTAACTTAAACGATCCGCAGACAGAACAACCGATCGATGCTCCAAAATTAGTATTAGCTTGTAGACCTAACGACGTGAGACGAATCAACAAAGCTATAAACGGAGTAATAAATCTATACAGAGGTCAGCCTTCAAATTATGCTGCACTAACAGACATAACAGAAATATGGCCCTACAGAGGGGACGTATTTTATCGCGGACCTGATAGAATCGTATACGACGGAATTGCAGAAAACACAGCTTATTTATTTGTACCTGGTTCCGCAGGATCTCCATTCTGGACTTTGGTTAAACGTCAGTTAACACAGGAAATCGGTAGAGGCTCTGTATTACAACTATCCAGGGAACAAAGAGCTTGGTATTTTGTACAGACTCAATACGCGAAAGAATTCTTGGGAGAAACAGACGGTTGCGCAAATGGAACAGGTTTTGTAATAGAAATTACATTACCAGATTCAGGTGCAGACGAAACTTAAAATAACAAGTTTATTAGAAGCATAAACTTTTTTTCCAAACGGGGGCTTGAAATATAGCCCCTTTTTTTATATAGTAGACCATGCAAATAATCACAGTACAATTTAATTATCCGGACAGATCAAATTATAAAATCCTTTTAGATGTATTCAGATATTCTTGTCAGAAATATATGCCAAAAGTTAAATTCAATTCAATTTGTATTGAGGCCCCGGAAAATAAAACAGGCCGGGCCCTTAACTTTAATTACAATACAATCAAGTTGGAAAAGTGGGTACAGTTTTTAGAATCAACAAAGGATGATAATGTAATATTGGCTGATTGTGATATGATAGCAATAAGATCCGCCGAGCATGCTTTTAAATTTGATTTTGATATAGCATATACAGAACGTACCAGGATTAAAAGAATACCCAATAACGGCGGTATTATGTTTGTAAAAGTCAACCACAAGTCGGTAAACTTTTTTAAGGAAATGCTTAAAATAAATATCAAGATGCTACACGATAGCAGATTCCATCAATTATGGCGGAGTAAATATGCAGGAATGAATCAAGCCGCTTTTGGATATATGACAGAAACGTATAGGGATAAAATAAATCTACATAAATTTAAGACGATAGAATTTAATGCTGTTGATTGTGACTGGCCGAGCATAAACGATAAAACCATATTCGTACATTGTAAATCCAAATTAAGAAAAATGATACTGAAGGAAAATCCAGGCCGACCGGAATATAAAAAAGCCGCTACTTTGTGGTACGGATTACATAAGGAAATGGTAAATAAGAAAAAATAAAGGAGAAATAGAAATGGAAAAAGGTATATGTGAACATTGCAATTTTTGGATCGATAGATATGGATTTAGGGGTGAAGAACTTAGAATTGATGCGGAATGTAGAAAAAACGCACCTAGAAATATAAGAGAAAACGATCCGGAACACAAAAGAATATTTCCAGTAACTAATTGTAATGATTTATGTGGAGATTGGGAAAAAATAAAGCAATAGGTAATAAAGTGAAACTAATTACGGTATACTTTGCAAGAAGCAGAAACTATAAAAACTTTTTAACAGTATGGTTAAAATCTGCAAAAAAAATAATGCCTAATATTGATATAAAAGTAATAAAACCCAAACAGTCAAAATGTATAGATCATAAAAGAGATACAGCCATAGCATTTAATGAAGCCGCTTATTATGCCCTTAAAAGCAAAGAGCCGTTAATCATAACCGATGTTGATATGATGTTTATGAATCCGGTTGATACAATCCTGGACCGCAAATTTGACATAGCTATAACTGTAAGAAAATACAGAGCAAAATATAATACCGGATTATGGATTTATAAACCATCAAAAAGGTCAAGAAAGTTTGTACATAGTTGGATACAAAATACAAAATGGATTGTAGAGAATTTTAATAAGTGTACTGAACTAATTGGTACTCATGGCGGAATAGATCAAGCTTCGTTATGGATGACAATAAACAAAATACAAAATATAAATATTCTTGAATTGCCCTGTCAGGTATGGAATGCATGTCAAACGGAATGGGAAAAAGTTGATAGACATACTAAGATAATACACGTAAAATCAAAATTAAGATTAACAGCAACCGGTCGGAATGAAGTACCGGAAAATATGCAATATTTAAAACCGTTAATAAAAAAATGGAGATCTTATTTATAGGGGGAAAAATGAAAGGACATTGTTATTGGTTAACAGGACTTCCATGTTCAGGGAAAACAACTATAATAAATGAGCTCGGAGCAATTTTAAATGGTGCCAGCGTACAGCATCACATTTTAGACGGAGATGTTTTTAGAAAGAATATCACAAACCATTTAAGCTTTAGCAATGAGGACAGGCGAAGAAATTTGTTAATAGCTGCTAATATAGCTAAAATATTAATACTCCATGATATAATTGTTTTGTGTGCATTTATATCCCCTTTTGTATCTGTAAGAAAAGAAGTAGAAAAAATCATCGGCGAAGAAAATTACACAGAAATATATATTGAGGCAAGCAGGGAAACTTGTATTAAAAGAGATGTGAAAGGAATGTGGAAAAAAGCTTTAAACGGAGACCTGCACGCATTTACAGGAGTCGGAAGTGTTTACGAAATGCCACTAAATTCAATAACTATAAATACGGAAAAGAAAAAAGTTTTTGAATCTGTTTCAGAATTAAAAAAAATAATAGAAGGATCTGGTAAATCGTGGGTTCCAACATATCAAATATAGGATGGCATGATTACCGAGTGTAAATAAATGTGTGTATGACCCAAGTCTATATTTTAGGGGGTAAGAATGGCGCTCAATAAATGTGAAGTATGTTATAATAATATATACAGAGAAGATCTTTGTAAAAACTGCAAAGAGCTATTGAAAAAAATGATTAAAAGTAAAACGTTAAAAGATGAATATAGACCACTTATAAACGGGAGTTATTATGATAGTACCCGCTGAATGTATAAAATGGATAAATCTTCAAAGAACTAAATATAAAAATCCTATCAATCAATTTAAAGATCAAATACAAAAAGAATATCTTGAAATGAGAGAATATTTACCGACCAGCGTTGAGTCAATACTCGACATAGGTTGCGGGCTCGCAGGAATAGATATTTTACTTTCAAAGCATTATGGGAAACCAGAATTATTCTTAATGGATAATAGTGAAGTAAATGGACAAGTTGTTTATGGATATGATAGACGCCGGTCATTCTATTCTTCATTTGAAGCAACAGAAGCACTTCTAAAAGCTAATTATATTGAAAATTATAATCTTATTGATATAAAAGAAAAAAGATTACCGGTCTTTAAAAAAATAGATCTTGTAATATCATTATTATCATGTGGTTATCATTACCCTGTTACTGAATATCTGGAATATATAAATACAATATTATCTGAAAATGGAACTTTGATTATTGATATAAGGGAATTGACAGATGGTATTGAAGTTGTACAAAAAGTATTTCCGAAAATAAAAGAAATCAGTTATTATAATAAATCAATAAGAATATGTGCGAGGCGAAATGAGAAGAATTAGACGAATGATAGGAAAGCGAAGAAATTTAAATAGACCGGGAGTTAGTTTACCAGAATATTTTAAGTACAAAAAAAGAAAGGGCAGCAAGCGTAAAAGATGGGATGCTATATTGTCAAGACTGCCTGCTAACATGCCCCTACTTGGTGTCGAGATAGGCATATTAAACGGTAATACGTCACATAGGATATTAAGACAAAGACCGTTATTAAAACTTTATATGGTCGATCCCTGGATTTCCCCGGAAGAAGGATCAAGTTATTTTAAAACGGGTGATGATAATGCACGTAAGCCAGCACAAGAACATGAAAAAGCATATATATTGACATTAAAGAGGGTAGAGTTTGCAGGTGATAGGGCTATGATTATGAGGATGTTTTCACATGAAGCAGAGCAGAAAATAGAAGATGGTTTGCTTGATTTTGTTTTTATCGACGGTGATCATTCATATATCGGAGTAAGTAAAGATATAAAATTGTGGCTTCCAAAAATTAAAAAAGGCGGATGGATCGGCGGCCATGATTATCACCATGAAACAAGACCTAATCTTCAGGGTGTAACAGTTGCTGTTGACGAAGTTTTTGCAAAGAGCAAAATTGAAATAGACGATAATCATACTTGGTTTGTGAGAATATAATGATAGTAATGATACTTGGAATGTCAAAAAGCGGTACAACACTGGCAGCAAGAACGCTGGATGCTGCAGGAATAAACTTTAGTCCAGAAAAAAAGCGGGCTGATTATCCTTCCTGCCCTTATGAGAATTTGGAAGGTTGCAGAATATGCATGGAACAGATTGAGATAGATAGAAAAAAATCTTTATATTACCCAACTAAAATAAAAGATAGCACAAGAATTGTCTCTTATATAAAAATGAGATCAAAGCAGGATAGAAATTGGGGGTTTAAATTTCCTTACCTTACTTTTGTATATCATATATGGAAGAAATATTTACCGGAAGACCATATTGCAATAGCATTAAAAAGAACTCTGGAAGGATTATTATGGCATTATAGTAAAAAAGGAAAAATAATATTAACGGAAAATAAAAAACAAACAATATTAAACATACAAGAGAAATATAATAACCTTATAGATAATTATGGAATACCTGTGATACAATTTGAGGACTTTATTAATAAAGGGCCAATAGTACTAGAAAAAATAATCGGTCGTAAATTGCCAGATGTGAGGGATGGGAAAAAACATTGAAAATAGTTAGTGTACAATTTGATTATGGCGGATTACAAAGTTATAAAAAATTATCGCAGGTTTTTGCTTATAGCGTAAAAAAGAATTGTCCGGATGCAGATTTAGAATTAATAAATGCAAAACCACCAGAAATAAAAAGGAAAATCAGAAGTAAAAGCTTTGCAACTAATACTTTAAAAATAAAATTATGGCTTAATGCATTAAGAAGTACGACGGACGATGTTGTATTTATGGATTGTGATATGATTGTTCTTAAAGATATATCATCAGCTTTTAAAAATGATTTTGATATTGGATATACGAAAAGAACCGGATCGAGAATTCCTTATAATGGCGGTGTTGTATTTGTTAAAAATACCCCGGAAGCTATAAAGTTTATTGAGCACTGGAAAGAAATAAACGACAAAATGTATAATGATTATACTTTCCATCATACATATAGAAATAAATACGCAGGAATGAATCAAGCGGCGTTCGGTTATATAATGGAAACCGGAGGATATAAGACAAAATTAAAAAAGTTTAGTTGTGATATATGGAATGCATGTGTAGAAAATTGGCCGAAAATAAATGATGAAACACGAATTGTACATATTAAAGGGGCTTTGCGAAGATCCGTATTGATGAATAGATCAATAGCCGGGTGTAGGTTCAGACGTGCAATAATACTTTGGAGAAATTTAGCAATAGAAGCAGGATTAATACACGCGCCGAAATTAGATGTTAATACAGCAACGCCAATAACACCCCACCCGCTTATAAGAAAAGTAAGAGGATTAAGAAGATCTCGAAGAAGGTATTGATTAAAAATACTTATAGGAGTACTATGGATTATGGCTACTACAACCGATATTAGAAATTTAAGAATTGACGTGAGTGATCCTCCGGATATAAATCATATAATATCCGTTGCAACAGATACGGATCTACCAACAAAACCAAAACATCAAACAGTATATTATATAACAGACACTGAAAGATATGTACAAACTGAAAAGACGATTGACGCAAGTGCAGCCGATTATATAAACGTTGAATTGTTTTTATCTGACAGTAAGATTGAAAGTCTTATAGATGCTAGCGGTTATGATAAGGCCCTGTACAAAGTCGTCAAACTTATTGCATCAAAACTTGGGAGTAAACTTCTACTTGTCAAAAATGCCAGTGGTGCAGAATCTATCGAATATTTAAAACTTCTTGATTTATACAAATACTATAAAGGTATTGTCGCAGATTTTAAAGAAGAAGAAAAAGACAAAAGCAGTAATGATACTGGCAGATTAGGACAGACAAGTTATACACAAATAGCCGGGGGCAATCTTTGAAATTCTTTAATAAGCAATTATTAAAACAAGCCAGGGATTCCATAAAAAAAATGATAGATGAAAGCCCGGAGAATATAACTATATATAGAAAGCCAATGGTTGACGACGGGTACGACGGTGAAGTTATAGATCCATACGGTGAAGGAATTCCGAATTATTTAAAAGTAAGATTGAGTCAAGAAAAGAAATATGCTAATTATGAACGGGCTCCGGTCGGGCTATCTACAAATTTAGTAAGATATATTATAACGGATTATAAATCTATTATATACGATGGTGACACATTCAATTCATCTTTTGATAAGGAATTTATAATTAAAGCAGTAGATCCGTTGATAAAATTTGGCGGACTTATTGGTTATCAAGCGCCGCTTGTAGAGGCTGTTACGATGACAACGGAAACATAAAGCAGGGGGATTAATGCCAATAGGAATTATTACAAACCCACAATATAGAACTTTAAAAGTTGGTGATATTTCAAATGGAAATTACATGCAAGTATTAGCTGATGGAACTATTAGGCTTGAAGGCGATGCTCGAACATGGACTGACTTTTCAGTACCATTGACAAGAGATAAACAAGGACAGGCAAGTAAACCAGATTATGATTTTACAAATTTAGGTTTATTATTTCCGCAAAATAATGAAACAGAAGAAATATATTTAAATTTACAAATGTTACATCAAAAAGCCTTAAGTTTATCAATCAACATGCATGTTCATTATATTCAATCTGCAGCCGAGCAACCAATATTTGAATTGCAATATAAATTTTATAATAATGGCGGTGATGTTCCCGGGAGTTGGACTACAATTGATACTTCTGCAAATAAAGGAAGATATACATGGACTACAAACGACATGATGCAAAAAGGAAATTTCCCAACCATAGCAGCGCCGGCAAATGAAATAGTAAGCGCAAATCTTGATGTAAAATTATATAGGCAAACGGGTGACGGATTAGCAGGAGATGTATTAACAAAATATGTTGATTTTCATTTTCAGATTGATAGTTTAGGAAGTGCGCAGGAGTACTTAAAATGATAACTACAAAAAGAATAAATAGAACAACCTGGACGGCAATAACAACGGCAGGTCAACAGGGGACCTGCTGGATGTATGAAAATATAAAAGGGGAAGGCGGTGTTTTTATATCACATTCAAATACTGGATCTCTGCCAAGAATAAGAATAGGATTCAGAGTATGGAAACCAAACGATAATACAAATATTTGCTTGCTCGGTCCCGATGATTTAAATGATATTTTTTATGCAAGATGTTTGAATGCTAGTGAAGAAGTAAAGCTTTGTGTAGATGTAATATAGGAGAAAAAAATGACTGTACCGAAAACAATAAAATTGCCCGATGATGCATCGAGCGGGCCAATAAAAAAACCAGATGAAACTATAATCTTAAACCCTATATTTGAAAAAAAATATTTAACAATTCAAGAAGTACTTAGTTGCATAAATCATTTTAGTGCTGTATTATTAGCGGATGGATGTTACACTGGTGAAGAAGAACATAAAAGATATTTACAACAGACGCCTGGCAATGGTGTACGCACTTTCCCTTGATTATGCTGCACGAGTAATAAATTTCTTCTGGTCTGTACAACCCCCGAAGCCTAATTCAGAAGGTTTATTCTGGACAAACAGAACCGGACAGGCTGCAGCAAGAATGTTTACAGATGCTAAAATTGTAAACAATGTTGTAAGCTGGTTTATGGCACATGGGGTACAATATGGTGTTTATTTAGAACTTGCAAATGATAGAAGATACGCGGCTATAAATCCCGTCATGGTAAAATTCACAAGATATTTTATAAGAGATTTAAATAAATTATACAAGGGTTGATAATATGACAACTAAAATAGTTGAAAGATTAAAAACAGGAACGATTAAACATGTTGTACAATTCGGAGTTGAAAAATTGCCTGCCCCGCCTTATGTAGTAGTCAAGCCAGAAAAAGATCCATTAGATCGAGGCACTATGGTTAGAATAATTGCGCATTTTTTACCGGGGCAAAATATATTTTTAGATGATTATATAAATAAGGAAGTATTTGATTTATTAGATAATTTTTCTGCAGAATCACGAAATGGGAATTACAATACTCTTTTGACAGAGAATGATTATAATGATATAATTATTGGCAATGATGATAAAACGATTAGTAAAGAACGGATATTTTTATTGCCAATGATTATAATTTAGGAGAATGGCGCCATATTATTAAACCTTAAGGAGTTAAAATTATGGCTGAGAGAGCAACAGCAAGATACGGATTTGGTTTAGTATTCACCAGATTCATGCCGTTAAATGACGATTTGACGATTCCAATACCCGAAAGAATACTGGGCGGCGCAGGCCCGTTTGATTTTTCAGATGTTGACAGCATTGCAGCAGTAGAATTGATAACTAAAATTGATAATGAAGCTGCAGAAACAGTAACAGTGGATTTGTCCGGAGTAGTAGATCCTACAGCTGTAACGGTTGCGGAATTATTTGCAGCAATAAACGTTGCAGGACCCACAGATTTAACGGCTTCTGAAGATGCTACAACAGGCAGAATTATGATGGCTTACGATCTATCGGATGACGTTGGCTATGTACAGATTTACGGAGAATGTGCAGAGATTGCAATGTTCGGTCAGGGCTTTGGGGTAAGATTTGTAAAAAGTGATACTTTGAAATCTCTAAACGGTATACCGAATATGAAAGACGAAGAAATATTTGAGACTGCAGATGCGATGGGTCTTGATACTACTGCAATATCCGATGGCTATAGAAAAGGAATTGCTATTACATTTGTGGATTCTGCAGAGGATTGGGATTTACTTGCATTAATGGAGAATGGATATCATGTTGAATCAAATGAAGATGGTAATGAAGAATATGATACCCCGACTTCCGAAGATAGTAAAATATATTTCTTTTGTGAAGTGTTTTATACTCAATATACGCGGGGTGAAAACAAAGAAGGTGAAATAGTCAATTATGTTCAGAAACTTTACAGAACATGTAAAGGAAATGTTGGAGAAAGTTCACACGAACGAGGATTCATGGATGGAAATTTTACGATTATTGGAACATCATACAAAGATCAAGATGAAAATCTTTTTGGTGATACTCGTAGAACAAAATTGAGCATAGAGGCATACCAGGCATTAGACGTTTATAACGTATAGGTTCGACATGGAAAAAGAAAAAGAATTTAATGAGAGTGCGTCCCTTGAACAGATGGGGGACGCGCAATATCCAATATTGTCCGTACTGTTTAACGGGACTCCTGTTCTTGTAAAAATAAAAGAACTCAATCAAGCAAATATTATGGCGTGCGGAGATTTTTCTTTAATTGAAACCTTAGAAGATAAGATCGGTCTGAAATCTAAAAATATAAAAATACGCGATATTATTGCATACGCAGAACGGAATCACGCAATAGTTAAAGAAGCCCTTGTCAGCCCGACCTATGAACAGATTTTTGAAATGATAGGTATAGATCCGAGTATCAAAGAAAAAAAGAAACTAATCGGGGAATTGAAAAAAAAGATTACACAGTTAAAACCAGGGCCGAAAAGATCCGCGATAGAAGAAGAACTTGATACACTAAGAATCAGATGTAATTATTTTCTACCGGATGATTTTATAAGCTGGATAGTTGCGTATACATTAAAAATAAATAGAACAGATATAAAAAAAATAACCGAGAAAATACTTTTAGATTCTGCAATATTAGCTAAACTTGGAAACGACAATCCTGCAAATCATATTGACGGGGATTTTACGCCCTTTAATAAAGATGACATAAATCGTAGGGCGTGGATAGAACATGGTAAATTCATGCAGGAAAATAAAAAAAAGGTTAGATAAATGGCTGTTGATGCTGGAACAATTTATTCAGAAGTACGCATTGATATAAATAAACTTAATGGGGACATTAGGCAAATTGAAACCCGTCTTAATCAATTCGCAAATAAAAATAAACAGAAATCCACAGAGGTAAAAAATTCCTGGTCAAATGCTTTCAAGCAAATGAACCTTGCGGGCGTAGCAGCGTTTGCGGCAATTGTCATGGCTGTAAAAGGGGCCACAACTGCATTCACTAGTTACGAACAATCAATGGCAAATGTACGGTCCGTCACAGATGCAACAGCCGAGGATTTTAAAAAACTAGAAGACGCTGCAATAGCGGCCGGAGAATCAACCAGGTTTACAGCAACGCAAGCCGCAGAAGCTTTATACTTTTTAGGGTCGGCGGGGTTTAGTGCCAAGCGAAGTATAAACGCTTTACAGGGTGTTTTACAATTAGCAGGTGCAACGCAATCGGATCTTGCTTCTACTTCCGCAACTATGGCCGCAACGCTTGCACAATTTTCGCTTGCATCAACAGAGTCAACAAGAGTGTCAAATGTATTTGCTGCAGCAATTGCAAATTCCCAAGCAACAATGGAAAAACTTTCTTTGGCTTTGAAAAAAGTTGGACCAATAAGCGGAGCCTTTGGAATTTCTCTTGAAGAAACGACAGCAAATCTTGAAGCATTATTTACAGCGGGATTGACGGGTCAGGAATCGGGCGTTGCATTAAGAAATATAATGTTAGGATTAACAAAAGAAACAGGACCTTTAATTGCAAAATTAAAAGAACTTGGAATTGCATTTGAAGATGTTAATCCACAGGAAGTCGGCTTGACAGATGCAATACAAACTTTGGCAGAATCAGGAGTAGATCTTGCACAAGTCTTTGAGACAAGAACGGTCGCAGCTATTTTATCGCTTGCGGAAACCGGGGGCCCTGCATTAAGACAACTTGAAGCAGACATTACAGATACTAATAGAGCCGCTGAAATGTATGCAATTCAAAATGATACGCTTGCCGGATCTATGGACTTTTTTAAATCGGCTATGGAATCGGCATCTATAAAATTAACAAAAGAATTTGCCCCGGCAATCAGGGGAGTCGTAGATTTTTTAACCGATGCGATCAGGGCTTTTAATGGTTTACCCGGACCAATAAAAATTGCAATTGTAGCACTTGCAACCATCGGTCCTGCTATTGCCGCAATTTCGGCGGCAGTTGCATTATTGTCAGCTTCATTCGGCGGTATATCTGCAGCTTTAATGGTACTAGGTGGGGCTGTTGCCTTAACCGGAGTACTACACAGAATGCAGGATATAACCAGAGAAGCAAAGTTAGTAAATTCCTTTTTAGAAAGAGCTGTTGCAAATGGCGAAGATTTAAACGAAAAAATGGTAGAAATGGCCAGAGTGACAGGAAAGTCACTTGAAGAAATTAAAGATATAGTACGTGAAAATGATAATATAAATGAAAGTTTATTAATACAAGATGAGCTTAATCAAGATATAGTTGATAAATATACAAGGAGAATCGAACTTTTAGAAACGGAGTTAGAACTTAACGCTGAATTATTAGTAAGCCAGGGAATTTCCGGTTTTTTATATAGAGCGCAGCTTGAAATTATATTGGGAATATTGGAGGCAAGAAAACAAGCGCGTGCTGTACTTGAAGCAGAAATAGAATTAAGAAAAGAACAAGAAGAAGCCGAAAGAATAAGACTTGAAAAAGAGAAAAAAAGATTAGATGATTTGGCAGACCTACAAGAAGAATTTAGACGGTTACAATTAACAGAAGAACAAAGAGCAATTGAGGATTTAGAAACCGATAGAGATAAATATATGGAGGGCGGGATTGAAACCGAAGAATGGTATCAACAAGAGCTTGCAGCTATAAGGGAAAAATATGCGGAAGAAGAAAGCGGAGAAAAAAAAGAAGCCGAAAGAATAAGACTTGAAAATGAAAAAATAAATTTACAGAAACTTGTAGAGATACAAGAAGAATTCAGGCGTGAACAACTTACCGCAGAAGAAAGAGCACGTGAAGATTTAGAAATACGCAGAGCCGAACTTTTGCTGGCTGGAATTGACGATGAAATATGGTACCAGGAACAGCTTGCAGCTATAAGAGAACAATTCAGAAAAGAAGAAAAAGAAAAAGAAGAACGAGAAGATCCGAGAGCCGAACAAAGAGAAAAAGAAATTGCAGATACTAAAACACTTATTGAACTTAAAGATCGGTATCAGCAAAAACTTGAATCATTAAAGCAGACAGCAATTGAACAGCTTGAAGCTGACAGAGAAAGAACCATAGAAGAAATTAAAAACAGTGATGCTACAAAAGAAGCAAAAGACGAAGCTATAAAAGCAGTAAAAGAATATTATGATTTATTAATTGATAATACAGCAAACGCAATTTTTCAAGATACTTTTATGTCAATGATAGATACAGTACTTTCAGGATTCAGTGGATTATTTAGTGCGCTATCTGCATTGTCAGCAGCATTGACAGCCAACCGAATTGCGGATCTCGATGCATGGCTACAAGCAGAACTTGAAGCGGCCGGACTAGTAGAAGAAACAACGCTTGAAAGACTTCAAAGAGAATTAGACGCAGCTATTGCAGCGGGTGATTCAGAGACAGCCGATAAATTAAGACAAGATTTATTGCGCGAACAAATTGAAGAAGATTATCAAAAAAAATTAGCACAAATAAAATATGAAGGCGAATTAAAACAATGGAAATATACTCTGGCTATAGGAATTGCAAGTGCTGCTAGTGCAATACTTTCGGGCTATGCATCTAAACCTTTTTTACCAGTAGGTTTACTTGCGGGAATATTAGCAACCGCAAAATCAGGAATACAAATCGCGGCTATTAAAGCACAAGAACCAAAACCCCCTGCAGCGGCAACAGGCGGACTTGTATTACCATCAAGTACAGGCGGGACCCTGATCAATACTGCAGAAAATAGAGCGCCAGAATTATTATTAAACGGTGGGGCATCGGGAGAAGCTTTCTTAAATGGATTTGCTCAAAGGATTGCAGATATTATAAATGCTGGGAATGGCAATGGGATAACAATACCAGTTCATTTATATATAGACGGTAAGAAGGTTGCGGAATCGAGCGCAAAATATTATAATAAGGGAATAGTGAGGATTGATCTGTGAAAGTAATTTTCGATAATATAGTTTTAGATTCTACCTTAAGCAGTTTAAATGCATCTTTAAATTACCCTGTTGAGAATTTACAGGATAGTATATTAAAAAAACGTTATCAAAGTGTAGTTACAAGTGATACAATTACAATAGATTTTTCAGAAACTTTAACAGTATCAAGTTTTTGGTATGTTTATACGAATGCAACTTATTTACAATTACGATTATATGTTGGATCTGATAGTCTGGTTTTTACTTTAACTATAAATAATCCGGAAAGTTATATTGACGCACATTATTTTTCGGCGGTTGATGCTGATTATGCAGAGCTTGATATTATAGGGCCAGAGAATGTTTACTTGGGTGTGATCGCATTAGACGATCCGGTTGAATTTCCAGATCCTGAAAATGTCTGGACGGAAGGATATCAAGATAATAGTTCCGTAAATGAGAATGACGACGGGAATACCCTGCAGGATTATATAAAACCACTAAAAATAAATAATTGGAAATTTAGAGATGTTACAAGATATGATTCTAATTATTATAAGGATCTTTACGAGTTAACCGGAATCGGAAAAATAATATGGGTTGATGCTTTCGAGGATAACCATGATTTTTTAAAACCGTTATATTGTAAAATGACAGCACCGTTGCAGCCAACGAAAAACGGACGGCGTTATAATTTTGAATTGAATATTAAAGAGGCACGATAATGATTATAGGAATAGTTTGTAAATGCAAATGCACAAAAGAGTTTATTATAAACATCTCAGAGACAAATATTTTAGATAGTTCATCTATGAAAATATATAATGAATGGGAATGTTCGAAATGTACAGAGAAACCAGAACCGCCAAAAGTAAGAGTATTAAAAAACTTAGCTTTTTAAGGAGAAAAGAAAATGCCAATAGTTAGAATACCAGATCCAAACGCATTGCCAACAATACAAAATGACTTTGTTAGACAAAATAATAAATCCGCAGTTAATTTTTTGCAGGTCAATAAACCGATATGGGACGATGCAACTAATATAGTTCAAGGTGCAATCTTTCAGATCGGAGGGACTGTTTATTATTGTAATGCATCAACGGCGATCGGCGGTGCTCCTTCTGCTTATATAAAACTAACTCCGAGCGGAGACGGATCAATAGTTACGCCGACTTATGTTGCGGACTTGACAGGCGTATCTTGGAATAATGCCTATAATGGTTATTATGATGTTGGTGGTAATGCTTATATATTTGACGAACTTATTGCAATTGTAGCTGGAGAAATAGTTGGAGCAAAAACAAGATTGTGGCGAGCATTTCAAATCATGTTATCTCTGAATGTAACTTTTACTGCAAATCCAATATTTTCAGGAGATCCTACATTTTCAGGTAATGCAACTTTTGATAATGGAATTATAGCTAATGGTGGAATAACTGAACACTCTATAACCTATAAAGATAAAATAATGGATATAGGTGATTGGAATATGAATTTAACTGGTTCTATTTCAATAGCTCATGGATTAAATGTTAATAAGATAAGAAGTGTTCTAAGTCTAATTCAAAGCGATAGTGGTGTAATTTTAGATCCGGATGGGAAATATGATGGTACTGTTGGAGGCATAGGACATTATGTATATATAAATGGTGCTAATGTATCGGTAGTAAGAAGGACAGGAAGTGTGTACGATATATCTCCAAACTATAATGCAGTAAGTCCTGAAATATCAACAAGAGGCTGGATAGTAATAAAATATGTGGTTTAAATGATAATATCTGAAATATCAAAATATTATGAATCAGAAGCTCAAACAAATGTTGCACCGTTTATATATCAACAGCAACCGGCAACCCACGTAACAGCGCCATATTGGATAGATATATTCGGGGCAGCAGATGAAAGCATACTATTTAATATGTATATAAATGATTTTATCAGGGATTATTATAATAATTATTCAGAAGTAAATAGCCTGCTTGACTGCATAGATACAGAGCAGTCATTTTTTTGGTTATCAACATCTTACATTTTATATAATCATTATGAGCATGATTACTCACCGTTCACAGATAATTATTATGAATATGGCCGGGCGTTTGGATTCAATAATAAATTCCCGATATATATTGACGATGTTTTTTATGATGCACTAATGAAAACAATACCGTCAATTGCGCAACAGCAGGATCTTGTCAATTATGAAAAGTTAGCAGGCATGACAGGATCTATTGAATATGCAAATACTGAAGGACAGTTTGATGAATTTATTGATACTGATATAACCGGTACAAAAAATAGATTATATTATCTTGATGCTATATATGGAATAGAAAACTATACAAGATCGCAACTTGTTTCATTAGCTTCATATTTTATAGAGGACGATAGTATCAGTTTAAATAAATATTCTACCGATTTACAGGATTTGAGATTTAAACAAAATATTGAAATACCGATAGAAACTTTTAACACGACTGAATATCCAGATATAAAAGATAGTTATGTAGACAATATAATTCCTTTATTGTACGGACAAGTGAGAAGATCCGAAGCGATCCCAATTGATGGTGAGCTGGGAACCGGAAACGATATAAATTTCAGGCAAGCTCTTATTTTAACAAGCCTCGGAACTGTACAGGTAGAAATAGATGATCAGTGGACTACCAAAACCCCAACGGCTACAAATTTAACACTTGGAGAATTTACACTTGCAGAAGTAGACGGCAGGAAAGCAAACGGAGAACCATATAATTGTAGAGTTGTTGATTCAATAGGAATACCGAACACATATTCATCTGATATAATAATAGATATGAACGAACGATTTATTAATGTGTCTTATAATAATAGTCTATATGATATTTCAGAATGGGAGTCAGAAGAAATACAACTTGAATCAATAGGTATAGTTTTTAATAAACCTGTAAAATTATATGAAGCAATTCGCATGGTACAGGCTGGATCTAATGTTGGATTCAGATATGAAATAGCAGCGGATGGAAGGCGGACAATACGAATCGACGATCCGGACAGAACACCCGTTGAATATATTATAAGGAATCAAATTAAAGGGATTATAGAATCATCTATAGAAACAAATAAGAAATTACTTTCGGCAATTGTAAAAGTTAAATATTCAAAGGATTATAATTCAGATAAATATTTATCTGTTACTAATTCAGATTATCAAAATGTTGTATTAGAAAAATATAGAGAGCAACCGACGGTTGAAATTGAAACGGATCTTATTACTCAGGTCCAGGCAGAAGCCAGAGCCGAGTTATACGCTTCCAGATTTTCAAACATGCCAAGAATCGTACCATTAAATATAATGGGTATTGATTATTACACGTTGAGAATATATGATGTTATTGAAGCAGAGCTAACACTTGAATTTGTTAATGCTGATACTGGAGAGATTAAGGGAGATCGGGAATTTTTCGGAGTATGGAAAATACAGGTATTAAGTATAGATCCGGATTTTGCAAATCAAGGAAATAATATCACTGGCTATTTAGTTGAGCAAATCGAACCTATAAATGTTGTTAGAATATCAGAACCCGGAGTAATAAGAATGGTAGATAATATATATAAAAGGAAGGTTTATTAATGTCTACATTATATCAAAGAATAATTGAATTGTCAGATACGGAAATAGCAATTAGTTTGTTACATTATTTAGAATCAGATATATCAACAGATGGTAAAACAAAAAAAGTATTACTAAGTGAAATATCAGATCTTATTAATGCCACAATTAGAGGCGCTATAATATCAGAAGCACGATCTTATAATGTCAATAATGTAAATAATACGAATTATAATATATTAGATGGTGACGGCTATAACGAAATAAATATAAATCCGTCAAGTGCAAATAGAGAAGCCAAATTTCCAGATCCTACATTGGCAGTAAATTTAAATAGAAAATTAAAAATTAGAAATGGCGGTAACGGAACTCACAAAATAACTTTAACTCCATTTGCGGCAGAGACTTTTAATGTCATGTCAGGAAATGAAGAATGGACTTTATCGAGTTTTGAATTAATACAAGCCGGTGATTGGTGTGAGTTTATAGGTAACGGTACTAACTGGATAAAATGTAATGAGCCTTATTGGCATAAGTTTAATAATCCGGCAACTGGAGCAAAAGTAAGTAAAACAACAGGGTGGACAGCAGATCAATTTACTCCTGGTGGATTTGAGATTACATTTTCAGAAGCACCTATCGGATCAATTGCTGTTAGAGATGTTATATCACAAGGCGGAACTCAAAGTACTATATTTTATAGAAAAAGTGGTGATACTAATATTTCTAATACTCCAAGTGGATCTAGTGAATTATCCCATGTTTTAATGTTTTCAGATGATGATGTAATACAGGGGGTGTACTGGATGAGTTCTGATTTAAAAATACAAATTGCAGTTACTAATGTGAACACAGATGTTAATGTTCAATATCCAATAGAATATTTACAATAAGGAAATAGAATGACTATAGAAGTATTAACATCAGAAGTAGAAAATATAAAAAAAGAACATGATAAATGTGAAAATAGACAGAAAGGAAAACAAGACGAACTGCAAGATCAAATTAATGATCAAGAAGTTAAGCAGTCAACTGATAAAAGAAAAATATACGATCATGTAAATGAAATAGAAAAAAAATTGATGGTTGAAATCGGTGCAGTTGCTAAAGATGTACGAGATACCAAATGGTCAATAGTAAAATGGTTGTTTATTGTTATGGGTGGGAGTGCTTTATTGCAAGGCGCTATTAATAAAATATTTAATTTAGGGGGATAAAATGAGCTTGAAAGGCCGAAAATGGTTCGGGTATATATTTACATCAATATTGATTCTAGTAATAGGCATATTAATATTAATAATTAAACCGGATATTTTTATAGGTACAGCATTATATATAATGTGTGGATTGGTAGGAGTCTATTTAATATTTGCAGCATCAAATATTATAAAGTCTTTTATAACTTCCGCATGGTTCCAAGAAAAGTTGTCAGGTAAATAATGAATGAAAAATATAATAATCGGTTTAGTCGGATTGATAATCTTAATCTCAGGAATATTTATCTATGTTAAAATTCAAGATAATAATAGTATTGATGCTCTTAATATTGCCGTTGAAAACTATCGCACAGGAACAGAACAGTTACTTGATGAAATTGCAGAACTTGGAAAACAACTTATTATATATGAATCAATTATCATTAAAGCAGAGAATAGAAATACAGAACTTGGAAATATCCTTAACGAGTCAGCAAAAGAAATCGAACGAAGCATTAATAGCACAGAGAGAATTAAAGATATTACTTCAGAATTTGAAAATGCAGTTAAAGACAGCTTATCAATTATTGAAGAACTCAGAGAATACGATTTTACAGAATGAAGAACAGTTTAATACTGACATGGAAAATTTAGGAATTAGTATTATGTCAGATAAAAGAAAATCTTTTTTTAAGGGCTTAATGATAGGGCTTGGAGCCGGCGGGGCCGCTTTGATAATATTAAGTATATTTAATTAAGGGGGATTAAATGAAATCTGAATTGAAATATTGGAATGATATAGATACGCATTATACTCAGGAAAACAACCCGCAAGAGCAAATATTATATAAAGAGGACGGCAAGGGATTTTTAGAATTTTGCGGCTCAACGGCTGCCGTTTCTTTATTACATGCTCGGGGAAATAAAGTTGAAATAATATGTCCAGGGGCATGGAAACCACAACCCGAGGGAGTGCTTGGAAACTTCTTCCACGATCCAAGAAATTATGCAGAGTTTTCAAGATTGAATAAAAGTATAGATCCCAAAGAATATTTTAATAATAGAATGCTCGGATTTTACCCGTATGCAATAAAGCAAGTTTTCGGAGTAGAAAGTATTGTAGAAAAGAAATCCGTTGAGGATATAGATAAATTATTGTCAAAAAATATCGGTGTAATGTTGTGGCTGAAAAAGCCGAGTCATTTTATTGCCGTTGTAAAATACGACAAAGAGGATAATACTATTATATACAATGACCCGTGGAAAAAGAATTATTATCCTTCAGGGTTGAAAGGAACAAGCGGTTTTAATAGAAAAATAAAAAGAATCGAACTTGAAAAAAACTTAAATCATTATCGTATTTTAATTGGTGTTTGAAAAATATAATTTTGCTTGACATGATTGCATGATTATTCTATTATTATAGTAGACAGTGTGAAATTATTTTTCACGTATGCCTCCTTTTTTATTTTTGATTAAGCCCGGATGACAGACCGGGCTTTTTTTATTGACAAATTCCATTTCATTTTGTAGTATATAAATAACCGTGAAAACGGTCTTATCAAGAACCCCTTGATAAGCATCTAGCCCCTGTGAAAGCAGGGGTTTTTTAAAGCCCTACAAAGCATTCAAATAAGACAATTATAAAATATAAAACCTTGACAACCAAAAGTCTATATAAAAAAACCTTACCAGACCTATGTAAACAACTTTCAAAGCGTCTAAATTATAAGAACAAAACCTTAACATAAAATAGTAAAACCTTGTGACAGCCGTACAACACATCCTGATTATAGGTTAAGCCTTGCCGTATATTAGTTTATAAATGGCAATGGTATACGGATACCTTTTTGATGATAAAACTCTGTCACTCCGTTCCTCAGGCCTATTCCTAAGACTATTATTTAGAATGATTGTATACATTGGCCCTGCTTTTATAAGGTTATTTAAGACTATACATGTGTATAGTGCTTTTATAAAAAAAAACTTTTCTCTTGAAAATAAACCCGTATTCAGGAAATAAAACCTTGACAGGAAACCTTAAAAAGACTAAATTTAACTTATATTTAATAAAGTTTAGTATGCATCATCGTTAGAAACCACAGCTTGTGCATTAAGTCATCAGAGCACATTATTTTAAGAGAAGGATTTTTTAAAGCGAAGAAATAAGATTCACGGGCGTCGGGATTGTTTCACTTTTACTGACAAATTATCGAAACCGGAGTTATCCGGTCTATCAAGGTTAAGCTCTTGATACTGAAAAGATTGCTTAAAAGGAGAAAAAAATGAAAGATAAAATCAGAATTGAAAAGCATTATTATAATCCGAATGATAAAATGGAAGTTATTAACATGAGAGAATTATTATTAATTGCTTGTAATAATGGGTATGATGACAGCGTTAATTATCTTATCTACTTGTTAACTGTTAAAGATAAGGTTGTTAATTTTCCAGGCGGATATATTAAAGCAAGAAATGAATATTAAGGAGAAAAAAATGAATAGATTAAGCAAAATAAATAATATGGATAAAACTGACAGAGCCTATTGCGCTTTAAATAATTGGTTTTTATTTCTACAGAAAAATGGCATTACAAGAAAATATCAGAAAGATGTTCTTTGTATTTTATGGGGCCGCGCTACAGAAAATGGCAAAGATACGATTCAGGCTGATTTTTGGGAAAAGGAATTTTTCACATTAAAAGGATATTCAAAATATTAAGCTTTCTGGTAGTGGCCAGGTTCAATTCCTGGCAAAGCTATTTTAAAATTTTATCAAGGGGTTAAATATGAATAATTATTTTAAAGATTGTAAAAACTTAAATGAAGCTAAAAAATTGTACCATACATTATTAAAAGAGAATCATCCTGACCAGGGTGGCGATACTATAATATGTCAGCAGATAATCGAACAGTTTGAAAACTATATAATATTATTTACAGCTGATATTTTTAGAAAAGATGGAAATGCAAAATACGAACATTTCTCAGATGATTTTCAGGCTATACTAAATAAGATAATTCATTTTGAAAATATGAAAATTGAAATTATCGGCTATTGGATTTACTGTTTTAATTCTTATGAATACAAAGAAGAATTAAAAGCATTCGGATTCTGGTTTTCAAAAAAGCATAGAGCCTGGGTTTTTAGTGGAACATCAAAAAAGAAAATCCGGTCAAGATTAACAACAAACGATATAAGATCAATTCATGGAGTTGTTGATATTGAAACAGAAAAGTTATTAAAAATAAGTTAATATAAATCGGGCCCGGGTATCCGGGTCCTAATATTTTAAGGGGGAATAAGATGAAAACATTAGTAGTATTAGAAGGCAATTGCAACGGCGAAGGACAACAGTTTAAAGAATGGTTGGAAAAGAATCTACCAGAAGATATTCAATTAGTCTATAGAGATAATTGCTCTGGTGTAGGTGGAGGATTATTCGATGAGGATTTTATGCCTATAGAGGATGATAATGATTTTTGGTCACAGTATTGTAATAGTTAAGCCTGCAGGTAGACAGCCGGGTCCGACTCCCGGCAAGGCTATTTGAAATAAAATTAGAAGGAGAATGAATATGTCAGCATGGCTAGAACATAAAGAAACTTGCAAGTATTGCGGTACAGTTAAAATTAAAAATAAATTCACTTATGCTTATGATGGGCATCCGGAACAGAAGATAATAAGAGAGTATTGTTGGGAATGTAAGCAATCATTTATAGGTACAAGACAAAAAGTTATTAGATACGGAGATATTCCAAAATCAGGATTTTCATATAATTACCGAGAAAACCGAAATGAAATAGGGATATCTTGTTATTTGCAAAATATGAGACCAAGGCCAGAATTTACAAAAGGAAGGAAAAAAATAGTTTTTTCAGCAATAATAATTGATTATGGTGGAGACGATGAACCGTTAATCGATATGAAAACAATTAGAATAAGGAGTATAAAATGAGTAATTTTTATTTGACAAGGGGTGTAAACAACAGGGTTGCAGAAGAAGAAAATTTTGCAAAGTTTGTACTAAAATCATTACGCAGACATTTCAATAATGATTTTTCTGAATGCGATCCAGAGGACGCGGAAACTAACAGAGAATCTTTAAAAGATGGGAGCCGTATCTTTACGGTTTATAATTTTAATCCGGATGTGAAGATCTGGATAATCACAGAAGCAAAACCATACAGAGATAGGACGACAGTTTTATTTCCGGATGAATATTAAGGGGGAAATATGACTAATTTTAATAATGACAATGGCTTTGCGAAAGCACAAAGAGATTATGATAATCAATTACCAGATGATTCTGGAAACGGATCTGAATGTGATGGTAAATGTATCAAATGTTGTTTTGAAGATTGCGATTACAGAGAAGAATTATATGCGGAGGATTAAACATGTATGTTGATAGAAATTTTATGAGAGATGCGGGTTGTTATACAGTAGGATATTACGATCCGGATGGAAAATTTCATCCAGAAAGTGATCATGATACTGCAGAAGAAGCAGCCAAAAGAGTTCATTATTTAAACGGCGGGAAAGATAATAATTAAAACCTTGACACGATTTAATATTTATAATAAAATAGTATCAGATGATTTAACAGGGGGTTAAAATGGATATATTTAGAGAGAACGAAAAAGAATTATTAATAAGTCAGGTGGAACAAACGGTAAAAAATCATCCAATATCAGTTAGTACTATAATTGATTGGATTGTAGTAATTGGCATAGTTTCTGATTATGGATATAAGCCGATTGATCTACTTAAAATGATTGAATGTAAAAGATGATTAACGGGGGGTTAAAATGCCAAAGAAAAAAACAGAATCAAAAATTGCACCGGCAATCAAACCGGTAAAAGTAAAACGTAAAAAACCCAGAAAGAAAAAAATAGCTAATACAAGTCTGGTAGCAGTAAATCCGCAAAGACTTATTTTAAAGGCTATTGAGAAGGATCTTGATCTTGATAAAATGGAAAGAATTCTTGCTATGCGAAAAGATTTAAAAGACGAATTTGCAAAAGATGAATATTTCAGGAATCTTGCATTATTTCAAAAAGATTGTCCTATTATAGAAAAAACGACTCCGGTATATGAAAAGAACAGTAAAAAAGTTCGCTACATGTATGCAAAAATTGAATCTATTATTAAACAAGTAAAAATTGTACTAGAGAGGTATGGATTTTCATATAACTTTCTTACAAAACAAGAGAGCGGTAATTTTACAACTATATGTAATTCATATCATAAAACAGGACATCAAGAATCTACTGAATTTACAGTTCCAATTGATATGGAATCTTATATGTCAGATCCGCAAAAAGTAGCAAGTGCGTCGACTTTTGCAAAACGATATGCTTTTTGTAATGCGTTCGGCATAGCAACAGAGTCGGAGGACAATGATGCTAATACGACAGAACCTGAAAATAAAAAAATGACTGACAAACAAAAAAAGGAACTGAATAGAAAGTATGGATATGATTATAAAAAGAAATCTGGAAGTAAAATAAAAAATACCGGAGAAGAAAAAAACATAACTAATAATTCAGATTACAAAGAAGTCAGGCCGGATAATTCAAAAAAGGTTGAAGAAATAAAAAAGAAGACAATTGAATTATTGAATAGTAAGACCAAAGAAGATAAAAGGATTTTCTCAGGTGAGGAAATGATTAAAACTAAACGGGCTATCTATCGTTATATTGAAGAAGGCAAAATAGCTGAAGCATTAAACGCCCTTGATGTAGCAGAAGGAATTAAGGCCCAGAGAGTAGGAGAATAAAATGAGCGAAGAAAAACAGATGGTTGATTTAAAAGTGCAGGATGCGAAAGCAGTAATAATACTTGGTCAGGCTGATTATGAATATGCGGTTGAAATGTTAAGAGGTATTAAAGAGTATAGAAAAAAACTTGATGCCAGGTACAGGCCCATACAACAGAAAACAAAAGAAGCAAATCAGCTTGCATTACAACATATTAGGGATTATGAAGTACCTTTAAACGAAGCCGAACGGATTATAAAATCAAGTATGAGTAGATACGTTACAAAAAAAGAAGCCGAAAGGCAGGCCGAACAGGACCGGATTAGAAGAGAAGCCGAAGAAAAAGAGCGCGAAGCAATTAAAAAAGATCTCGAAGAATGCGGCCTTAATAAAAAAGAGGCTGCAGAAGAATCCGAAAAAATGGAAGTGTTTACTCCGGAAGTAGAAATTGAAGATACAACAAAAACAGAAAAAACAGAAAATATTTCATATCGGGAAAACTGGAAATTTGAAATAGAAGATGTATCAAAGATCCCAACTGAGTATATGGTTCCGGATGAAAAAAAGATCGGCGCGGTTGTCAGGGCTTTAAAAAATAATATCAATATAGCAGGTGTCCGGATCTATGTTGAAAAATCTGTAATAAACAGGTATTAAGATGATTGAATTTGACAGTATAAACCATGAGTATAAAATAAATGGTATATCGGTTCCAAGCGTCACGAGGGTGCTTGGAGCCGGCTATTATTGCCATAATGAGCAGGCTATGAAACGCGGATCTAAAATTCACACATTAACATATATGTATGATAAGGGCGATCTTGAGTTAGACTTTTTGGTAGGAACCGAATATTTTGGTTATGTTTCTGCGTGGGTAGATTTTAAAAAAATAACTGGAATTAAATTATTAGAACGTGAGAAAATAGTCGGTAGTGAATTGTATATGTGTGCTGGTACTTTAGATATATTGGGTATTATGAACAGAAATAGTTCATTTAGTTGGATGCCGGATCAAGATAATTCTATTAAAGATTTATGGTTATTAGATATTAAGTCTGGAAGTGTATCTAAAAGGCAGCATCAATTACAAGTATCAGGATATAAATTATTCCATGAAAGAAAAAAAGAAATTGATAAGCTCGGATGCGTTTATTTAAAGCCTAATGGCAGTTTCAATCTAGTCGAATATAAATACGATCCCAGTTCTTTTATTCAGAAAATAAACGATTATAAGGAGTAGTAAATGAAAGATAAAAATTTAGAACCAGATGCGATATTCTGTATATGCGGACACAAAGCGAAAGGAATTAAATGTACCGATTTTTATTTAGTGATTTGTGACAAATGCAAGAAGGAATATAAATTTGATAGTAAAAAATTATGCCAAGAAACTGTATACACAATGTTTATAGATCCGACCCCGGATAGAATAAAAGTTATTGCTATTTGCGGGAATTGCAAACAGTCTTTATATCACAATTATAAATATCAATTTTGTACTAAATGCAGAGTAATAAAAATATGGTATAAATAGGGGGTAATATGAATAAAGAAATAAAACTTTGTATGAATGAATATATAAAAATATCAAGAAGGGAACTTATAAAATGGGCTGGCTTATTATATAATACTAATTACAGGCCTGCTCAAAAAGTATTACATCATATACAACATAAATTACAAAATAAAAAATACGTAACAGAAAAACCAGAATCAGCCTGGGAAATATTTAGGGAATTAATAGTTCAAGTTGATAATGTTCAATTTGCAGATGAATTATTTGAAGAGCTTGGATTAAATACATGGGAATTTGTAGATGCACAAGAAGCAATAAAAATAATGCAAAAAAAGAAAAAGGAGATTAAAGAATGACTAAAGAAGGATACGATCCTAAGTGTTTCCATACATGCCCGGACTGTGATTATAGATGTAACTGTGGGGATATTCCCTGCTCACATTGTCTATCTTTATTTATAGCAACAGAAGAAGATGGATCTCAATGGGTTAAATATGAAGATTTTGAAAAACTTATGAAATATAAAAAGAGGTGGGTGAGGATAAAAGATTTTATTTATGAGAGAATAAATATTGCTAATTATACAAAAGGATTACCTGCTATGGAGCATGCTATAATTGTTGGTTTTTTAGAAGTCAGTGCAAGAATTAGAGATATAGAAAAGGAGATTAAAGAATGAAAAAAAAACCAAGCTATAGCGATGTTAAGTTTGATGTTAGTGATTTAGATCTCAGAAAACATAGACTTAAAAATAAAGTACCTGATAAAGAATCAAAACCATGTGTTAATGATATGTGTCACAGGTATGATAAAACGAATGAAACTAATTGCTTATATTATGCAATTCACAATAATCATATATTAACATGTCATAAATACCTAACAGAAAAACCAGATTCAATCTATAAAATGATGTGGAAAAAATTAGAGTGGGAAATAGATTGGAACATAGGTGATGTATCAGTATATAATAAAATGCAAGAAATAGAAAAGGAGCTTAAAGAATGAAAATAAAACCCTGTATGAATGATATGTGTCCTCTTGACTATTACAATAAAAAGTACGGCAATAAATGTAAAGATAAAAAGGGCTGTCCAAAATACATAATAGAAAAATCAGAGTCAGCATGGGATATGGCAAATAGACTTTTAGAAGTTATTGCTAAACTCCCATTTAAAGAACAAGAATATTATATATGTAAATTCCCATATGCTAAAAAATATAAAAACCAAGACGCAATAAAAAAAATGCAAGAAATAGAAAAGGAGCTTAAAGAATGAATATTTCAATTGCAAATGATAAAATGTTAAAAAAATATATGAAACGTAATCCAAATAATGTAAAAACCGGATGGATAAAATCAATGCTGAAAAAAAGAAAAAGGAGCTTAAAGAATGAATAAAAAAATATTAGAAAAGATTGAAGAAATAGAAAGTATGTATTCTTCTTGTTCTGGAAGATATTGTGTTGATGCTGATAAATTAGATGAAAAAATAAAAGAAATAAAACAGTTTCTGCAAGCAGAAGAACAAAAAGAGCCTGAGTTTGTTAAGGGAATGATTGTTAAAAAGAAAAATGTACATGAGGATAAATATAAATATCTTATGTATAGTAAGAATATAGAAAGAGCCGAACCTCTTGACTGGAAAGAATTAGCAAAAACAATAGCATATTTTATACCGGATTGTGTTAAAGTTATAAGAAATATACACGGTAGATTATATTTTATGAATAACAAGGATGAGGATTGTACGAGATCTGATGGCCATACTTATAATATATCTATTCCAAACCCAACAGGCAAACATCAAGAAATAGATATAGAAAGAGGTTAAAGAATGATAACTGAATTTACAATACTAAAAATCAAATGTACTCAGGAAATGATCGGTAAGGATATTATAATCTCTGCTTCAGAAGAAGGACAGGAAGCTTTAAAGTCAATGCCTCCGGCTGAAAAAATGGCTTGTGTAATAAAGTATAAAGGTAAACATAATTTAGATAGGCATGATTTATTTCATGCCTGTGTGAAATTAGTATCTGAAAATACAGGGAGAAGGGAGATTGAAGTCAAAGAACATTGTAAGCGCGATTGCAGGTGGTTTTCCGGATACGTATATTATAAAGATAAATTCGGAAAAGAAAGAGTAGACGTAATAACAAAATCAATCTCTTTTGCAAAAATGAGCCTGCAGGAAGCGGATGAATTTTATGAAAAAGCATTTGATATACTTGCGGGCTATTTGAAACTAAGTTCAGAAGTATTGATAAATGAAGCAAAATTACGAATGCAGGGAAAATATTATTGTGTAGTTTGCGGTGAACCGGCAAGCCAACGGCATCATTGTTTTTCACAGTCAAAACCGAATATAGAAAAATATGGAAAAAAAGTAATCGATGCTGATTTTAATCGTAGGTGGGTATGTATAAACTGTCATCCTGGACATGGGAATATACCGCCTGAATTAATATGGGATGAAAAAAAGTTTATATCAGTAGCCAGGAAAAACGGCTATTTACAGGACCCGGAAAAAGAATATTCCGCTGAACCAGAACAGGACTTGGAAAATGGGGAATTGGATATATATTAATAATAAAACCTTGACACGATTTATTATTAATATTATGATAAGAGGATGATTTATAAGGGGGATTTAATGGAAACAAGCAAAACAAAAAAACATATTTATAGTGAAGATTGTACCTGCGAGCAATGTTCAGAAATGTGGAGAAAGGAACTTATGAAAGCAGTCGAGCGTGGAGAAAGGAAACTAAAAAATAAATATATCAAGTGGCTAAGGCAGATTAATGATTTACACAATAATGAAAGATTAATATTTATTAAATGGCTATCACAAAAAAATAATAGCTTCAGTTACGGCCATATGGGAGATTATTTTAACTATATTTACTATAAATATAGAAATTTGCCATATCCTAAAAATCTTAAATTTGAAATAGAGCTACATTTGATAATGATTCACATATCAGCAATGTTTTTTTATAATAAAATTAAAGACCGTAATGAAAAAGTTGATTTTTATAATATTATAACAGAATTACCATTATCAAAAATAAACAATATGTAAATTAAGGGGGTTAAATTTTTAACAAAACTAATCTTCACAAAGTACCTGAGAATAAAAGAGAGTATGAGAACTGGCTTAAAAGAATTTCAGATCAAGAAATCGAATGTAATATCACAGGGGTGATGATTACTTGTGTATGTGATCTGAAATACGAAATTAAATATTTATATCGGTGTTATTATTGCGGTATATGGTTTTGCCCGGTTTGCGCTAAAAAACATTTCGGCAAAAGACCGAAGGGTAAATTTACATATAAAGAATATTGTAAGGAAAAAATGATGAAGAAGTAAAAACATATGAAGGATTAAGTGTTATTGATATAACAGAAATACCAATAACACTTAAGGATTGGAATGAATATAAACCAGACCCAATTTTCAATAAAAAAATAACAGGTGTTAACAAGGAGAATAAGGATGAATAAAGAAATAACTTTAAAATGGCTGAAAAAAAATCCTATTAATTACAGGCTTATTGATTGGTTTAAAAGTCAAGAAATATCTAATAACCGATCTGAAAATATAATAAAAATGCTACAAGAACAAAAAGAATATAATTTATTAGATGAATTATTGAGAGCTCTTCTAGTTGAGATAGATCTCGAATTGTACTGTATGTATTCTGATGAATACAATAAATATATAGATGATGAAGATTGCATATTACTTGAAAATGTTGAGAAGGCTGTTAAATTTGGATGTAACTTATTAAAGGAGAAAAAAGATGAATATAATATTATTAACAAGAAGACAAATAATAAAAATATGGTTAGAAGGAAATGAAAAATTTCTTGATTATCATTGCTGTCCTTATTGTAGAAATTTATTGGTTAAAACAAAAGATGAAAATTATTTTTGTAATAATGACAGATGTGATAATAATAATACGTATGAAAATCCAGAATTAAAGGAGAATGAAAATGGGAAGAATTAAGGGAGAACCAATAAGTAAAAGAATCGGTAGAGGGAATATTGCCGGCAAGCCGTCAAAGGTACATTACAACGGCAAGTCCGGAAGTGTACGAATATGTATATCTGCAGCCGGGGGCCTGCTTGCGGGGGACTGGGTATATTTAGAAAAGCTTGATGATGGCGTTATTCTGATTATACCCGAAAGCGTTTATAATAAAGAATGACTAAAGAACAAGAATATATAATAGCAGTTACTAAATATGGAAGGAGAAATTGTGAAAAAATTATTAAATCAATTTTGTACAATATTAGAAAAATGCACAAGTTAATTAATAAAATAGAAAGGAGCTTAATGAATGAGTGAATGGATAAGCGTAAAAGAGAGATTGCCGGAAAAAAAAGATTTATATTTAGTAATATGTGATTGGCCTGGTACAGAAGCTGTTAGAGCAATATCAGATTATTCAAAGGGATCTGGATTTGCAGCAAGATACGTCAGTTATTGGCAGCCATATCCAGATCCACCGGAGGTAATTAAATGAGTGAGCTTAAAAGAATTGTCAGTTTATTAAATAAAATATCTGAATTGGAAAAATATAAAAAGATGTGGGAAAATTTTTGGAGGGATTTTGATATTGTGTACGATTTGTTATCATTTCAGAAGAAATATTTAGGCCCGCGGTTTAGAGAGCAATTGTTATATAGAAAAAATATAATTGAAAAGGAGGCAGAAGAATGAAAGTAGAAATGATTAAAACAAAAAAAAGATTTATTAAATTGATAATAGATATGGAATATCCTGTTTTGTATTATGGTAGTAGTGATGATTATTTACAACTGAATATGTTTTTTTTAATTAAGGACGACAAAGACAGAAATAAAAGATTTAATTTGCCTGGATGCTTGCTTTCTTTTGGAAATGTTACTAAACAAGATCTCCAGAATTATTATAATAGAGAGAAAAAACTACTAATTAAATATGAAAAATGGATGTATGAAGTATGTGGAAATTATTGTTATAGTTTTAGGGAGATTAAAGAATGAATGAAGAAATATTAACTAAGCTTAAAGAAATTAACGACTTATTAAATGAGATTCATGGTAATCAACCAAAAGCGGATACGGCTTTTTATGAATTACAGAAGCTAAAAGAACTCTTGCAAGCAGAAGAACAAGAAGATGAATATAAAAAAAGGTGGGAAAATATTCTGCATGAATTAAAATGTGTATTATCAGATATTGGAGAAGCGATAGTATTAAAAGATTTTGAATTATTAAAAATGACAAAATATATGGCTGAAAAAAGAATTAAAGAAATAGAAAAGGAGCTTAAAGAATGAAAATAAAAGATATAAATAGTAAGGACTGGCATATCAGACACCGGGCAATAGACGAGATATGCGAAGAGCTGGACGAATACAGGCGGGACACATCGGTTGATGATTGTATTGAGCTGCTTGGCCTGTTTTCCAGGGCCTTAAAATTAGAATGTATAATAAAATAAACCTTGACACGAAAAGGTATATATGTATAATAGAAGTATGGAACCAAAAAAAATTGTGATAACAGAGCATATTATGGAGCGGTCGAGGTTTTTCGCACAATTTCCTTGGTTTCAGCCGTTCCATTGTATGCTCTTTTTTTTGGAGTAAGGGAGTAAGAATGAATGAACGAGAATTGAATAATAGATTAGATGCATTAAGATATAGTTATTTTAAACATGTAAATTGCAGATGTGTATCAGGGCCATATCCTATAATTTCACTTTATGAAAAACTTAAAATAGATATAAATTATTTTATATATAATTAAAGGGGTAATATGAAAATATCATGGATTAAATTAGAAATTGAATTGTTTGACAATAAAAAAATTAAGAAAATAAGAAGAATGCCAGACGGTGATAAAATATTATTAGTATGGATTTATTTATTAATAGAAGCAGGGAAATGTAATGCGGGTGGTATGATATTTATAAGTGAAAAAGTACCGCTTAATATGGATGATATTGCAAAAGATTTAAACTTTGAAATATCAGTAATTCAGTTAGGGATTAAGACGTTTTTAAGACTAGACATGATAATAATGGATGAAAAAGAATTTCTGTATATATCAGATTGGGAAAATCATCAAAATATTGAAGGCATGGAAAAGGCTAAATTGTTAAGAAAGGAAAGGAATAAGCGGTATTATGAGAAAAAACAGATTGAATCTTTAGATAATAAGACGACTAGTAAGACACTTCAAGGCGCTACAGATAAGACTAGACTAGATAAGACTAGACTAGATAAGACTATAAAAGATAAGAATAAATATAGAGATAATATTTCCTTAACTTTAATAGAATATGAAAAATTATTAAAAAAATATGGTGAAACACAATTAGATCTTATACTCGATAAACTTGATAATTATAAGGGGTCTAAGGGTAAAAAATATAAAAGTGATTATAGAGCTATTCTTTTATGGGTTGTTGAAGCTGTTAAAGCAGAACCACTAAAAAACGATGGCGGAATGTGTGAAGCAGAAAAGGAATATTTTAGAAATCTTGAAAAGGAGAAATTAAATGTCTGAAGAATTAAAACCCTGCATGAATGATATGTGCCCAAGATTTAACAATAAGGATTACGGATGTAATTGTAATATGGTCGAAGCATATAGTATTTTACCATTACATAAAATATCTAAAGCAATGGAAAAGTTTTTTTAAAATGCAAAAAATACCTAACAGAAAAACCAGAATCAGCGTGGGAAATGTTCAGGGATTTAAAAAAGCATAAAGATTTTGATGAATTTATGTTTATTCATTTTAACCATATGTGGAAACTATTAATATATCCGGAAGAACAGGCAAAGGAAATAATGAAGAAAATAAAAAAGGAGCTTAACAAATGCAAGCAACTAAGAATTATTTGAAAAATGAAATATTAACAGAAAATGAAAAAAATAAACGCTGGGAAAATACAATAACGACCCGCCTTAACTGGTGGGAGAATGAATTTAAAAGGATAAATAAACTAAACTGTTTTACTGCAGGACAAAAAGAACTGATTAGTAAAGAAATCAGGCAAATGACACAACTTGAAATTGACGGCGGCAAATGTCCTGTATGTAGGAAGGAATGGATTGTTGTTGAATTTAATAATGTGTTCGGGTCCGGAAGATATTTTAAACCGGACTGTCAATGTTTTTTTAAATGCCCGCGATGTAAAAATCAGTTATATGATCTTAAAGTAACAACACGATTAAAAATGAAAAACTTTACATGTCCTGGTTGTGGTTGGGTTTTATTATATAATGGTGATAAAAGATTTGGCCCGGATTATGAAATATTTTATGACGGTCTACGGAGAAAACCAACAAATATAAATATTGAAAAAGTAGAAAAGGAGAAAAGAAAAAAGGAAAAAGAAAAAGAAAAAAAGGAAAAAGAAAAGGAGAAAGTAAAATGACAGAAGAAATAAAAATAACCGAAGAGGATTATAAGAAAATATTAGATACTGTTCTTATAGAAACAGTTCACGAAATCGTAACATTTAAAGAATATAGTAAAGACCCGTCGCTAAGAAAAGCAAAAGAAAAAGGCTACATAAAGAAATCCAAGCACGAAGAAGCAGTAGAATATTATACAGAACTTATGAATTATAGAGAAATAACCAGAGTAGGAGTTACAAAATTAAAAGACAAATATGAAGAAGCACTAAAGGAGAAAAAGAAATGAACGAAATAAAACTAACAATAGTTCATTATTTTGCGCCATATGGTAATGAAAGCCCAGTTAGAACATTGATATCAGTACATTCTAATAATGAAAAAGTGAAAGAGGAAATAAGAAGAGCTATAGATTATGAAACTAAGAAACAGCAAATTAAATTATTATACATATATAATACATGGTGGTTTAAATTGTTTGGCGGAAAATTCAAGGGATAAAAAAAGGAGAAGAAATGAACGGTAGAAATTTAGACAAGGAGAAATGCGTAAAAAGTATCAGGCGTGTAATGGTCAGTGATAGAAAAGGAAATAAATTTATAGATAAAATCCTGGTCGGGAATAAAACCTGGGGGATGATTGATTATTTAATGGGAGTGCACGGAATGAGATTTAGATTTATTACAGGGGATAAAAGATGACAATGACAGATAAAGAAAAATGGAATAAGTTTTTAGGTGAATATTTAAAACAAGCAGAATATAATATTCATGTTAATAGTATATCAATAGATCCAGACGATACGCAGGGAAATGTCAAAGGAGATACCTGGTCAGGGTTTGAAGTATTTTTTAATGATGATGAAAGTTTTAAACATATTTTTATGATAGGTGATTAAATGAAAAAAATTAAACATGGAGGAAAACAATGAGCAAACAATTTAAAGCAGTCTTTGAACTGTTCAACGAAAGACCGATTCCGCAATCGGACAAACTACAACTTATTTTTAAAAGACCTTATTCAGAAGAGGAACAGATAAAACTAGTGCCCTTTTTTGATAAGCCGGTCCAAGCTCAAATTCGTGAATATGTACCTGAAGGGGGGGAGAAAACAACGGAGGCTGAAATTGATGGTGTGTTTCACGTTATTTCTACAAAGCCAGACAGATTAGCAAACGGAAATAAAACAGGATTTGTAATTGAAAAAATGTATGATCGGGAAAATCATAAAAATGTTATTCAGTTATATCAAAAGGATTGTGAAATCTTTATGGAAATTATACAAGAAGAATTGCCGGGTATGGAGTAGGAGCCGTAAAATGAAAATAATTATGTTTTTGTTTTTTTTAGAAATGGGAATTATACCTGCAGGGCATCTTGAGATGTACGAATACACAAGAGATGTATATCAAGAATTATCTTTTTATGGTGATTTTAAATTTGAAGTGCAAATGTTTGATAATCATTTATTTTATGGAGTAGGAAATAAAATACATATGTGGAAAGTTATTGGAAATAAATCATTCAAACCAGACGCCATTAACTTTTTATTTTTTGCAGGTGTAAGGTTTAATGATAATATAGAATTAGGCTTCAGGCATTATTGTGATCACCCGATAAAAGCCTGGGACAACGGGAGTAATACTTTTCTGGAAAGATGGTATGAAGAAATATATGTTAAATTAAACTTTAGTTTATTTGAGGATTAAATGAATGAATAATCACGTAATGAATTTTAATCCACATTTAAGAGAAGTCAAATGCAATAAATGTAATAGCATAAATACAAAAGGTGTCAACTATTCTGAAAATATCGAGCTTCCGGATGATACAACGTCCGGTAAAACGATTGTAGTATATATATGTTTTGATTGTAAAAATGAATTCACTAAAGATAAAGTATTTAAGCAGCTGGAATTATTATGAATAAAATCTATTTAATTGACTGCATGGACTTTATGAAAGACAAGCCTGATAACTTTTACGATTTGGCCATTGTAGATCCGCCTTATGGGATAGGCGATTTTAATCCTCCAAATAGTCTTAATAAATATGGCGAGCGTGTAAAAAGAAATAGTTTAAAAGTAGACTGGAACGATACGATCCCCAATAAAAACTATTTTAATGAAGTTAAAAGAATTTCTAAAAATCAAATTATTTGGGGTGCTAATTATTATAATTGTTTCACAAAGGGCGGGGCTATAATCTGGCATAAAGGAAAAATAAATCCTATATTAAGTCAATGTGAAATAGCTAGTTTGTCTTTCCAACAAAAAGTTGATTATGTATTAATTCAATGGCAATCAGGATTTGCAAGAAAACAATATGAAAAAGACTACAATGCTATTCATCCAAGTCAAAAACCAGTGGCCCTTTACAAATGGATTTTAAAAAACTACGCAAAACCAGGCTATAAGCTTTTAGACACTCATAGCGGATCCGGCTCTTTTAGAATAGCAGCATATGACATGGGCTTTGATCTTGACTCCTGCGAGCTTGACAAAGATTATTTTGCTGCTAATGAAAAACGCTTTCAAGATCATATACAACAGAATGATCTATTTAAAAAAAGCGAATATCAAGATTTACTTTACAAGGATTAAAGAATGAAATCGAAATGGAGAGGACATAAAATAAAATTGAAAAAAGGAGTTTGGTTATATAATGACACAAATAAACCTGTGAGAGATAATATAAATATTTCATGTGGATTTTGTGGACGTCCCAAAACCAAAGAGGGATATGATGCATGTTTAGGAACATTACCTGGTTTAACGAACGCTTGCTGTGGACATGGAAATATTGAAGAAGCTTATGTTCAATTTTCTGATGGCCATAGTATTGACGGACAGAGTGCAGATATAATTATAAAAATGTTGAAAAGGAGATCGATATAAAAAAATGACAATAATGGCAATAGATCCAGGTAAAAGAAAATCAGGTATTTTTATTATTGGCAACAAATGTGTATGGTATGATCTCATAGATAATAGAAAACTAAAAACTGAAAAAGAAATATTTAACAATACTAATGATAAACTAAATTTCTTGATAGAAGTATTTGCGGTTGATGTTGTCATTATTGAAGATTATGCATATAGCCTGAGAGCTTCAAGGCAATTATACGGGGCCGAAATAAAAGGAATGCTCAAAAACATAATTTACAAATGTGATAAGAAAATAAAAATAATAAAAATATCTATCGGGACTTGGAAATCGTATATGCGAAAAGATATTTTTAAAATAAGAAATCAGAAAAAAAGGTGGATAGGGCCCTATAAAAAAGCGGTAAAAAATAATTACGGATGGGATTTTAAAACAGAAGATATTTGCGATGCGTATTTTATGATAAAAGCCATAATGTCAATTAGAAAAGGTGTTATAAAATCGGGAGCAGCGCAAAATATTTATAATGAATTACAAGGGGTGTAAAATGGGATTAAATATATTAGAATTTCCAGAACAAAATTATGATTATATTTGTGAAGATTGTGAAACAAGACATTCTTCATATTTGGTACATAGTCAAATAGTAGGATTTATATGTATGAATTGCGGGAGCAACAAGCTCGATAGAATTATTGATAAAAAAATTATTCCGGAGGTGTAAAATGGACTGGACACAAATATATTTAATTGGGTTGGTAATAACATTTATAGAAATAATGATAGCTGCAGTAAGAGAAAATATTTTTGAAGGTTTGACTCCGATGTACAATATAGTTATTACATTTTTTGCATTAATATTATGGCCAATTTTTAATATGATGTTGCTTATAATGTGGATAGACAAAGGAGAAACAAATTGAGTTATATGGTTTTGATACTTGGAGTGCAGACATTATTATGTATTAATACTTGTGGTTGTATTAATACATAATGGAATTATAATCGGCAGGATATATAAGGCAGAAAAAAAGAATAGGGGCAATTGATTATTGTAATAAATATTATAATATTATATAATCATTTGTGCGTTTTTCTCCTATAACGCTGGCCCGCGATCAAAAGTTTTTTGTGAACGGGTCTTTTTAAAGGATGGTAGTATGACAAAGAAAGAAAAGATTGTAATAAAAAAAGAAGCAAAGAAATATTTTTACGATTTTATGGATACAAGAGATAGGGTATATATATTGATGGATGAATTCAAAGAAAAGCATGGTTTTATTCCAGAGCAATATAAAAGCGATATTATGCTTATGAATGCATACGAAGAATATAAACGTTTTGGCGGTTGGAAGAAAATTCCAGGAGTGAAGCTGATTATGAATAAATCAATACAGAAATATTGCCGAGCTAAAATAAAAAATCCACAGCCGGAAAAAGAAATGTCAGCATTGGAAATGGAATTATATTTAACGAAAAAGACAAATGAAATATTCGAGTCAATAGAAAAAGCGAAAAAAGAGCTTAAGGGAATACACAGGCGCATTGACAAAAACCTTAAAATATGAATAATATAAGTATGGATCGAAATGATAAAACATTAAGATATTATTGCAGAAAGGTTGCCGGGAACGGCAGAAGGTTTAATCAACCCGATCCAAGCCTTTCTGCTTTTTTTATGGAAAGACATAATGAATGATAAAGATTTTAAATGGAAACATTGTGAAAGGAAAAAAGGATATAACCATATAAAAAATGCAAAAAACATAATAAAAATAATGAAGAAATCGGGCATGATAATAAACAATTGTAATATTTATAAATGTAAATATTGCCACAAATATCATATAGGGCATAAAAAAAAAGAGTAACTATTTAGGAGAATACAATGAAACTAAAAAGCGCAATAAATAAATTAATGTTGATTATTGGAATGAAAGAAAAACATAAATTCAAGATAAAAATAACGGAAGTAGAATTGTATTATAAAGCGAAAAATCTTTTTAAGAGTCGAATAAAAGACAAAGAGGAATTAAAAAGAACATGTATGTTAGTAATATCAACTGCAAGAATAATGAATATGTTTCCTACTATTCCAAGATTTATGCCCAAAAGAATACAAACCGGTGGCATAGTTCCAGGATATAATAATTCTAATAATCTACTTGCAGAGTATAAAAAATCAAGAAAAAAAATAAGCAAAAACTTAGGAATTGCAGCGGGAAAAACTAGAAATAAAATAATAAAAGAGTGTACAAAAAAATGATTAAACCATTTCTATTTTATTTAATATCAATATGTACAATATGTATATCAATTTTATCAATCACTATAAAAATATATCCATCTCAAACCATAATATTATTGATAATATTATCAATAATTGGCGTTATAATATCAATAATTGTTATAATTAAAATAATAAAATTTGAGAAAGAGTTAGAAAATGATTAAACTTTTTGCTATTCTGTTAATAATAAGCGGCTCATTTTTAGAAATATGGTATTATGCCTATCGCTTTATAAACGACGGAATTGAATCGTGGTTATCAATAACAATAGGAATTGCATTAACATTATTTCTTTGCCTGGCAATATTAAACAGGAATAAAAAAGGAATAGGAATAATAATATTAACTTTAATTATTTATAGTATCCTTGCTACTTCTGCAGGACAATCATTTTCATTAAGCTTATTTCAAAAAGAAGAAATACAAGAGGATATTCAAGAGCAGTACCGACAGGAAGAAATCGAAGAAATCCAATATAGGGTAAAACAGATTGACGAAAAATATTCTCAGATTCAATCCGGAATAAACGAAACGACACAAACATTACACGACAGGGGTGTATATCGTACGGCCCTGGAAAAAGCCGAAAATCAACAAACATTATTAAATGAAGAAAGGCTGCAATTAAATAATAGATTATCGGAATTAAGAAACGAGGCTATAACTTACGAAGGGATAGAAGAACGCAAAACCAATATATATGAATTCTATAATCGATTAACTTTCATGCCTGAAGACTGGCTGCAATTTTTCTTTCAAACATGGTTATCAATATTTATTGCAATCATGGCCCCCCTGGGTATTACAACCCTGCAGGCAGAAAAACCAAAACCCGAAAAGAAAATGGAGCCAGATCAAGCATGGATTAAATTGATTGAAAACTGGGTCCATGTAAACTGGTTCGGCGTGAGAAGTAAAAAGAGCAGTAATATTTTAAATGAAACTAATTTCTTTGAATATACAAAAACGCACGACGGTAAGGAATTCCCGAAAAAGTATTATAACAAAATAAAGGCAATAGCCATAAAAACAAGGTGCATAAATAACAGCGGGACGATCATTAATAATAATGAACCGGAAGTAATAGGCAGGATAGTAAATTATTTATTAAAGGTAGGGTAACATGATTGAGAAAAAAGTAGAAAAATGTATCTACAATAAAGCACATAATGAATGCAGGATGAGATACAAATGTTCCTTTACTCAATATGGCAGTACAAAAAAGACCTGCAGAATAAAAGGAGATCTTTCAGGGCAAGGATTCAGAAGACAGTCACGTTGGGACATAGCGCCAGGAGCCAAACTAAATTATAAAGATTTAATAAAAGGGTCAATATGACAGAAAAAGAATATTCAATTATTAGAAATGAAATAGAACTAATAAAAAAGAAACTTGCAAAAATATATAAAACTTTATCGAAACAAGAAAGCGGTAAATTAAGCATGGCTGATAATAAAGGCGGTGAATTGAGTATTGTTAATAGCGGGGGATTATCTTTAAAGGAGTAAAGAATTATGAACAGATGTTTAAAATGTGGTGATGAATTAGGATTTGGTAACTTACCAAAAAATGTACTTCTTTGTGATGCTTGTGAAAGAGTAAGAGGATTAAAAAGAGTAAAGATTCTGGATAAAATAAAAACAGCAAAAAAGTTTATTGAAAGGGAGATTACACAACAAAGGAGTAAAGAAATATGAAAATCAATAAAAAAACAGGGTCCGGATCTAATAGAGATAAAAATAAACCTACAAAGAAACAAAATAAATGGTCTAATCTTTTCTATACTTTTGCACATAAAAGAGTAATAGCATTTAAAAGAAAATTAAAAAACATGAGAAAAATCCTAATAAAAAAAAGGCTAAACAAGGAGAAAGACAATGAATAGAAAAAAACCGCAGGAAAAACTATCTAATTTAAGTAAAAATTTAAGGCCCCCACCCCCACAGCATCCAGAAAGAAATAACCAATATAGAATACAAAAGGTATTGAAAGATAGAAATTCCGCAATAAATATTTTATTGATAAAATATCTTGAATCAACCGGATATGATCCAGAAGATATAATTATGTGCCAATCGAGTAAAATAACTAAAGAAGGGCATATTTTTAAAACATGGTTTGAAAAGAAAGGAGAAAAATAATGAAAACAGATGATCAAATATTAGAAAGAATTGCTTATGTAGAGAAAAAGGTAGATCCAATAGGCTTCGCAACAAGTGATTTAATATTTAGACTTGGGTATAAAGCAGGAAAACAATTTCTAAAATCTGATGTAACAGAAAAAGAATATAACACAAAGTTAAAATGGTCAAAAAATAAAAATGATATTATTAAAGAAATGAAAGAATATCTATCTTTTGCATTTCAAAAGGCCACGGATGAAAGAGGTATATCAGCAAATAGATCATTATTGCATTATCAAAACTGGTTTTGGTTAATCGGAGATCAAGATTTTGCTGATTCTATATTTAAAGATTTTTCTAATTATGGATTAGAAAAATTAAAAGAAATAGAAAAAAAATTAAAGACCATGAAGGAAAAAGATAATGAAAGCTAAAAATAAAATCGGGAAAATATATTGTGAGATTATAATGAAGGTAAAATTAAGCCTATGGAGTGCTATAAAATTACGAATAGCAGGCATGAAAAACCTGGCTGATGGTCTCGATCCAGATATTGAAATTGATACATCTAAATATAAGATACATGAATCAGGACATGTTATTCCAAAAAATCAGAAGGAAAAAGAAGCGTAATGAATATATTATTGTATGCAAATTATCTGTTAAATGCAGATGTATTACAACCAGAGCCAAACGAGAACATGAAAATGTTTGAAAAAATGATATTTAAAACAGCAACTATATTTGGCCCGGAAGTCATATTGTTAAATTATGAAAGGTGTGGAGAATAATGATTTATAATTTCGCAAATTGTTATCCAGAAGAACACGAAGATATAATAGCTTGGTATTATAGTTTATGGCTAGACAGAAAGAAAATGTATATTATATTTAAAGAATTATTGTTAAGACAATTAAAAATATATATAGTTTTAATTAGTTATTGCATGTTCTTAAATCTTAGAAGAAAAACAGTTAAGTCCACAACAGCAATAAGAAAATATAAACAATCAAGGAGAAAATAATGTCGAAAAAGAAAATACCAAACTGTAAACTATGTGACTGGAATAGTACCGGAAGTTTAAGCGGCGAAGAATATAAAGAATGCGGAGCGCAAGGGTATAAATTATCCTGTGACGTTTATAATAAAAGGCAATGCAGGAAGTTATATTCTACAAGAATTATAAACAAGGTGGTTAAAAAATGATATATGATTTAACAGATTGTAAATATTACGATGAATCGTGTGCAGGTAATTGCGAGGATATGGTCGCAAATGAATATGAAGACAAAGAATGCTATGAAGAAAAGATAAAGCCTCCGCCTCCTCCTCCGCAACACCCAAAGCCGGAAAAAAAACAGCAATATTTCAGATTTAATGATAAAGAGATGAGTATATTTAAAATTAAAAAAATTGATGAAATAAATATTTCAGGTTGGGGTGATGAATGGTTTATTAAGATAAACAATCCATCATTTAAAATTATATATGATAGTGAAGAATCAAGAAATGAAGACTATGAAAAACTATCAAACATACTTACAGGATTGACAGAGTAAATAAAAATGAGTAATATTAAAATCGGAAGAAAATCGGTATAAAAACGGTATAATAT